TTAACTTCACCTGCTTCGGAGCCGTGCTCCGCTTAGCTGACGCTACGACGGTACTCGGCTTACTTCTCTGCTGAGGCTTTTGTGGCTCAGGTGCTTCAGGAAAGGCTTCTGGGAACCGCCTGCGCATCGTCTCGTCGATACGCTTGTAGTAGTCGTCAGTACCAAGGTATTCCGCCCCGTACTCACGGTACAACTTTTTATGCAGTCCCATCGCTGCGTCCGTCATCTCCTCGTCCTTATTGAACCAGTTTGAGTTCCGGCGCTGCCAATCAGCGAATTTTGGGTCAACAGGCCTTTGTTCCTGCCGAATTTGCGGGAGTTGTACCTCAGTTTCTTCGTCTTGTAAAGTGGGTTTAAAGTTTCTTGTGCGATCCAACTTCAAAGACGCGTCCACTAAGGCCTGCTGTGCCTCAACTAACTTATCAGCGTCGCCCGAGTCATACGCCTCGCGGTAGTTCCGCTTAGCTACCTCAACGTCGGTCTCCGCCGCAGCTTTAACTGTGGCTAGATATTCTTGCTCCCCAGAGGACAACGTAGCCTTTAAGCGTTTGTTCTCCTCTAAGATACTTTGAGCTATCCGCAAGGCCTCTTCCTGCTCTTTTAAGGCCTTCTCCTTCTCCCGGCGCTCATCGTGCCAAGCCTTCTTATACTGTTTGAACCGGCTGACTACCTCGTCGGGGTAGTCCCCGCCGTCCTCCGGTTTTTCCAAAGCATTAACAATATCGGCAGGAAGTGGCTCCTTACCACGGTCTTCTTCAGGAGTGTCGTCCTCAATCTCGACGACAAATTCCTCTTCTTCGTTCTCCGCAACCGGGGTCTCGTTCTCAACCTCATCGGGGAACTTATATTCAGCTTGTTCCATGGGCATGGTTATCTCCTTATGCTCGTGAAATACCGCGTGGGTCTTCGACTATGGCCTCAACTGAGTCATCATTAATGATGCGGAACTCCCGCCCATGAATCTTCAGTCTGGTGCCACTGTTGGGACGTGCCAAGATAAAGTCGCCCTCTTTACACCAAGGGCCGTTCGGAAATCTCTTGTCGTCTTTATAACAGTCTGGCCCGAGTTTCACGACAAAGAAGACCGTGCTAAGGACTTCCTCGTAATGTACGGTTTGACCTGCCTTTAACAGGCCGCTGTCGTACTTCTCTTCTATTTCAGGAATGGCAACTAATATCCGGTAACCTGACGGCTCCGGTAGTTGCTTCGCTTTCTCTTCTGCGGTCTGTGGCAGTGTTGACACTTCACCGCTTTCTGTAGCGATGGCTAGTTCAGTCATCTGAATACTCCATGTGTTTTGCGAGGTCTACTATGTATGCTTCTACTGCGGTGAGACCTCGAATTTCACCGCAGATAAACCGGTATTCCTCAAAGCTCTTGGCTGAACTGTTGCCCAGCCCGTCGGATAGTTGTGCTCGACGGGCTCTTATCTCTTTAAGGATTGCCTCAAATGCGTTCATTTACTCTTCCCTTTCTGTGGGGGTGGTGGACGATTCTGTTGCTGTTGACGCTGTTTACTTAGATCAACAGTCGCTCTAAAGCCTTCAGACTCTTGTTGTCTGTCCATTCTCATGCGATCAGTCTCAACCTTGACGGCGATGTTTGCCCCAGCAATCTCCTTCTGCGCATCAATCCGAGCCAGTTCAATCTGCAACTGCTTATCGCGAGCTGCTGCGTCAGCCTGATCTTTGGCAATCTTGCGCTGAACTTCTGCCTGTTTGATCTGCAACTCTTGCATTTGCATCTGAATGATCGGGTCTTGCATCTGCTGTTGAGCCTGCTGTTGTTGGGCTTCCTGCATATGCTGTTGTACAAGCTGCTGTGACGCTTGTGCTGCCATCTGAGAAATCTGAACCTCCATCTCTTTCGGAATGGAAATGTCCTCGTCCTCCTCGTAGTTCGGCAACTGGATACCCATCGCTGCTTCCATCTGCTTGCGATACTCGTAACCCACGTGCTCATTAATGTGGGCCATCATCGCTGCTTGCATCATCTGCGCTTGTGGGTTCTGTCCGATAATCTCCTGCACTTTCGGGTCTTGCATAGCCCCCATGTGAACAGAGATATGCGCCTGATGATCCTGATACAAAAACGCTTTGACAGGTTTACCCATCAGAATGTTCTGGTTCTCAGTAATCGGATCACGCGGACGCGTGTCGTCTTCTGTCGGCACTAACTTGTTAGCGTTCTTAATGCCCAACACATCAAGCATCTGACGGTGCAGAAGTGGCATGTCATATAGTTGTGGTGCGGTTTGTGCCAGCTGTAGTACCGCTTGATACTGCACAACCTTCTGACTCATCGTCGCAGCATTTGGATCACTGACCGGAATCACATCTACTTGGTCGTAATCACTCTGCTTGGCTTTACGAGTACCATCAACCGGCTCGTAGTCGTAGTCAGGTGGCGTGAAGTCTCTGATGATTTCTTTAAGAAGTCTGAACTCCTCGTGCATCGAGTAGTGAATCCGTGCCTGCACAGCAGACATGATCTTCAGCGTTCTTTCGAGAATCGCCAGCGTAGTACCAACAGGTGCTTGTGCCGACATGTCAGACACTTGCAGTTCTGCCGCGTTAGCAAACCTGCGACCTTCTTCGATGATCTTATCCATCAAGCCAGCTAAGACTTGACTTGGTTCCTTATAAGGAAGAGGTAGTATGTTGTCGCGTATCGCACCACTCGGTACATCCACATCTCTAAACTCGCCCGGAGAGATCGGTGTGTCATCGCCCTTAATACGCATACCACGGGCTTTCAAACCGCCCGGCAAGTTAGACAACGTACCTGCATCGACCAGCTGACGCATAATCGATGTACCGCTCTTCGCATACGCGCCGATCAAGTGAATGAAGCCGAAGCAATAGAAACCAAAGCCGGGGATGTAGCCATAGTGCACGAAGTGACTACGCTTGTGTTTTAGCTTGTCATTCGGCTTGTAATTGCGACGAATTGCCAGAACTTTCTGCGTGGCTTTATCAATAGTGACGATGTATGGCAACTTAATACCGGTTTCTTCACCATCGTCATCGGTGTCCTCATATCCGGGTAGATCGAGGTAAACCTGCATTTCAAGGAGCTTGTAGCGGCTGTCAGTAACAGCGCGAAAGCCCATCTTTTCTGCAATCTTCTTTTCTACTTCTTCAATCGTATCGACTGGCTCACCCAGATCAACGTCTCTGTAGAAGCCATCAACTTGCAGTCGTCTAATCTCGTTCTCAGTCTTACGCATCACGTGTGTGACACGTTCTGCTGTCTTCAAACTTGACGTGCCATACGGCACAACAACGTCTTCAGCGGGGACATAAATAGATACTTGCCGACCCAACGCTGGATCGAAGTACACCTTCTTAAACGCATTACCTGACAGCCCCAAGCCCCACAACATGCGCTCATGTTCAGGCCGGTATTCAGGCATCTCTTCTGTTAAGCGGTAGTTCATGTCGTCTCTGACACGCTCAGCCGCTTCTTTCTTTTCAGGAGTCTCCTTACCGATAATTTTCGTCTTAACCGGCCCAGCAGCCGGGAAAGTTTCCATGATCGTCTCCGATTGGAATTTGACGAGTGCTTCTGAGAGAAGAGGGTGTGTAACTCCACATGCGCCTGCCCACGGTTCTGTTCGCTCTTCAAGTTTCATCCCCAAGAGATCAAGACCATCAACATACGTCTGAATCCAATCTTTGCGACTTGCTACGTCATCTTCAAAGTCGGAAACCAAATCACTAGCAATCGTCGCTAACAACGACTCCGGCATGTCTTCTGCCAAGTTCTCTTCAAAGTCGTCGTCATCCATCTCTTGCGGGTCAATCTCAAGCTCAAGATCGCCCATGCCGATAGTTACCGACTCTGGGTCTTCGATCTCAATCTCCAAGTCAGGCTCCATCATTGCCTGATCCAAGCCCATCTGTCCAACGCCAGATGGAGCCGCATATAATCCTTTATCGATGCTCATTAGTAATATCCTTTATTTCTTTTCGACTTAAACAGCTGAATTTCTTCAGGTTCGTCGTTATGCAGTCGTATAAACCCACCTTGCCGGAAGCGGAGCAGAGCCAGCGTAGTCGAGTCCACCAAGTCGTCATTAATGCCAGACGGAAAGTCATTACACTCTTCTATGACCTCCATTGCCCAGCGTCGGTGCGGTGCCCACACCACACCACTGTGAAACAGTGAAGAAACAGCATTGACACGGGATACCTTGTCTTGTCCCTTGCCCGGTGTGAACTCTTGTACTGGCACACCCATACGCCTCATCTCCTGATACAACACGGAACCAGAAGACTTTTTCTCCACGATGAATGAGTCAGGTTCCCATTCACGGTACTCATCCAACACCAACTGCTTTAAGTCTGGATACTCAAGACGCTTCTTAATAGAGTTAAGCAGTATGATGTTGTAGTTGTTTACTTCCTCGTTGTAGAACACACCCCACGTTGTTAGGGCGTTGAAGTCAGATCGATTGTTGGCTTCTTGTGCCGCATCGAGTGACATAATCGTAAATTCACACTGTGGCGGGTCGTCTTTGTCCCACATATTCCACCACTCGCGTTTAATCAGCGCACCTTCTTCCGAAGTCGGCTGTTGCATGTACTGTGCATTCCAGTAGCGGATGTCTAGCGACGCCTTTTTCGCCAGCAACTCCTCAACCGACCAAAACTCGGGCCAGAGAGCTTGATCGTTCTCGTCGATTGCCGGAAACTCCACCACTTCCCAGCGATCCACATCCTCGCTGCGCTCCATCTGCGTAATAATCTGCCCAGTGAGGTCAAGTTTGCTCCATCGGGTCATTACTACAATAATCGCCCCACCCGGCATAAGTCGCTGGATTGGCCCTGACTGAAACCATTCCCATGCTGGTAGAAACACCTCGGGTCGTCCCAGTTTTGCCTCTTGTTCAGAATGGGGGTCGTCAATAATAAATAGGTCAGCACCACGACCAGCAAGAGCACCCCCAACACCGATAGCAAAATACTCCCCATTGAAGTTAGTACCCCACCTCGACGCACTCTTTGAGTCCGCCTGTAGTTCAATCTGCGGAAAAACGTCACGATATGCCTCCGATCCGACCAGATTTCGCACACGACGACCGAATTGCACCGCTAAATCAGCCGTGTGCGAGGCCATAATGACCTTCTTTTGTGGATATTTGCCCAAAAACCACGCGGGAGCGAGGTAGGAGATGAGTTCTGACTTGCCGTGACGGGGGGCGATGTTCACAATCACCCGTTTTTTCTTGCCAGCGGCGATTTCTTCAAAGATTTTTGCCAGTCTATAGTGGTGTGGGCCCACTTTATAGCCCGGATAGACGTGTTTTACGAAGTCTAGGAAGCTTTCCTTGCTGATTTCGCGGGTTACTTCCTCTTTGTACTTCTTTAGAAGCTCCGCCGTGCGTCGTTTCTGCTTCTCCGGCATGGTAGGAAGCCTTGCCCGCAGCTTATTTAGGTCTGCGGGGGACAGTCTAAGTGCATCAAGCGCCAAGTCCCGCCCCCGTCTCGCGTACTTCTACGTCGATAACCTGATCTTCGAGCATGTTCAAGGTCTCAAGTAGTTCTTTTTCGACCTCTTCCAAGCTCTGTATCTTATGAGTGACCTCAGACCGCTTCTTAAATGCGTCAACACCGTCCACCTCACCGAGACTTTTAATCGCAGCGATGCGAGCTTTCGCATCTTTTGCGTTCTCAATCTCGGCAACTAGCTTGTTAACTACATATAGTTTGAGATCAGATAGCTCTTCAACGATCATGCAGTTGCTTTGAGCCACCATCCCAGCTAGGTAGGCCATCACTTCGTTCGGGTACTTTGCAAACTCCGGGCGGTGCGCCGGGTTATGGATCATCTGCTTTGCCACCTCTCGTGCTGTTTCCATATGTTCGGGCGTGGGTTCAATCGGCTGGTTGTTTAGGTCAGCGACTAACTTAATAGTACGCGCCCGCATCTCGATCTCTTCTTGCAGAGTGAGTTCAGGCATAGCCTCAAGAGCTGAGGCTGGCAGAGGAATATCTTCCTCGATATTAGGGACGATCACATTCATTAAGCTTCCTGTGGCCTATGTGATGATCTGCCGAATATAGCAGGTAATGCTAGTTTGTAAATGGTTGTTAAATTAGCAACCGAGTTTTAGGAAATTTTTGTGAAAAATTTTTTGTTTAGGCGAAAGAAAACCTAGTGGGGGGGTGATTGAAATGAGGGTTTCAATCAGGGGTTTTGGATTTGGTGGTGTCGTTGGTGTGATACCGAGTGTATAGGGGCCAGATGGAACCATCGCGGCGAATCGGGGGGTGGGGGTACGGTGGGGTCGCGCCAGATTAACTTGACATATACGTGG